GCGCGTCGAGCCCGGAACAGCGTGGCCTTGTCCTGCTCGCTGGCCCCGGGCTGCCATTTGCCGACCCGCAGCGGCTGGCCATAGGTCTGGGTGAAGATCGCCCAGTCCCGCCCGGTGAAGGCCTTGAACATCCAGCCCCACATCGCAACCCGCGCCAGACCGGCGCGCAGCAGGATACCGGATTTGGCCGGGATATCGGCAAAGACGAAGCGGAAGGCTGGCAGCGGCACCTCGCGTCCGCTGTCATCCAGCATCAGCGGCCGCGCCAGATCGTGACGGGCAAACCGGATGATCCGGGGATCGCGCCACGCCAGTTCCTTCGGCAGATACTGCCCCTCGGAATGATCCCAGATGATCGCCGTGGCGGAATAGCCCTTCGACAGGCAGTCGAGGATATGGAACAGTTCCTGCTGCAGCTCGTCGCGCTTGACCCAGTCGCGGACCATATCCGCCAGCTTCCCGTCATGGGCATCGTCCGAGGCCGCCTCGACCGTGATGTCGAGCTGCGAGACCGACCGCTTCCGGGTGCCGATCACACCCAGATAATGCGGGTCGCGTTCCTCGATCACCTCGGCCAGTTCCATATAGCGCACCGGATCGCCGTGATCCGCCGCGCGCAGGATCTGCGCCAGCCGCAGCGGGTTCAGCCCGTCGCCCGGATAGGAGGTCAGCGGCGAGCGCGCGCCCGACAGGCTCGGCGCCCCGACATCCCGGGTCAGGCTGGCGCGATCCACCTCATAGCCCCAGCGGTCGGTCAGGATCAGATTGCGGGCCATGGTCAGATACTCCCGCGAAGCCGGGCGCCGAGCGGCCCGCGCCACCAGCCCTCCTCTTCGCTCCCGAACATTGCGGGGCCGCCGTTGTGGCCGACCCTCTGGTCATGGACCGGCACCGGCACATAGCCGTATTCGACCCAGCGCATGCGGCTGGCAAAATATGCCAGCGCCAGCGCGATGGCGTAATCGCCATGGCGCTTCCTGCCCTTCTCGCCCTCGCGGACGGGGGCACGCGGGGGATGCCCCGGATCAGCTTCACCATGCGCAGGTCGGAGACATGTTCGCTGTCGGCGATCAGCGCGATGTGATCATCCTCGAAGGCCGCCTTCAGCGGCGGCATCTGCAGCCGGTACCATTCCTCGCTGAACCTGATCGCCCAGACGAGGCCGGGGCCTTCGGGGTCTTCCTTCAGCCCGAACCTGCGCCCCATATCCTCGGCCACGGTCCAGCCCATGCCGGTGGCATCGAAGGCCGCGCCGACCAGCCGCGATCTGACATGGTCGAGGATCATGCCGACGACGCGCTTCTGTTCATCGCCGGGCACGTTGCGCATCTCCAGCGCCAGCGCCTCGCGGCGTTTGAGACCGGCTTCAATGGCCAGCAAACTGACCGTGGACAGGTCGGCCACCCGGCCGAAGTCGAAGCCGAAGGCATAGAGCGGCCCGAGGTCGATCCCGGCCAGCACCTCGCCCAGCTCCTCCAGAAAAGGCGCCATCAGCGCCGCCTGATCCAGCGCCGGGCGGTGCAGGTAATCCGCCGGAAGCTCCAGCCGCAGCACCCTGCCGGGCGCGGTCATCCGCGCCTCGATCAGCGGCGCGGGCAGCCAGGCCCCGGAGCCGAGCGCCGGGATGCAGAACAGTTCCTCATCCGCGCCCTCGCCATAGAAGTCGATGATCTCCTGCCGCCAGCCCGCCTCGGCCGCAGGCGTCCAGGCATCGCCGGTGCGCAGGCAGATCCGCTGATAGAGCCCGTCGCGCAGCGCCTCGTCGAAGTCGATATGCAGGTGGCGATAGGGTTTGCGCCCGGCCAGAATGTCCTGGACGGTGCTGTTGAAGGCATTGTCGACCCCGTTATGGGTCGAGCAGACCACCACCTGACCGCCCCACATCAGGAAGGCCAGCGCCGCCTTCAGAAGCTCGGCCAGATTGTCGACGAAGGCCGCCTCGTCAATGATCACCACCCCCTGCTTGCCGCGCAGCCCGCGCGGGGCCGAGGACAGCGCCAGCACCTCGAAGCCGCTGGCGAACTGGATGCGGAAGGCCTTGATGTGTTTGGTATCGCTCGGGTCGGCCGGGTTGGTATCCTCGAACAAGAGTTCGTCCGAGGCCACCGCCGCCGTGGCGAAGGCCCGCGCCCACATGGCGCAGGCGTCGATGAACTCCCGCGTCATCTCCTGCGAATAGGAGATGTACATCACATCCATCCCGCCCGCCGGACGTTCCCGCCCGGCCCGCAGCACCGCATAGGCCGCAAGCCCCCAGGTCAGGCCCACCCGGCGGGACTTCTCGACAAACAGCACCCGGCAGAGCGCGGTATTGTCCAGCAGGCTGACCGCCCGCGCCTGATAGGGCAGCAGCACCTTCGGCAGGCCCACCTCGTCGATCAGCCCCGACATCCCTTCCGTCGCCGCACGCCGAAGCTCCGCCCATTCCTCACGGGAGATCGGTGCGGTCATCCGGAGACCCCGAGGATCTGCGCCTTGATCGCTTCGGCGGTTTCGGCGGTCAGGCCCTTGACCCGCGCCACGGTGGAAACGGCCGTCTCGACCTTGGCGGCAAAGGCAGCCTCAACCTTTTGGCGCCGGTCGGAACTGACGCTCTGGGCCGCCATGGCATGGCGCAGGGCGGCCGCGAGCTGCATCACCCCCTTCGGATCGATCGAATCCTCATCGGCCTCCGCCAGCATGTTGAGGACCAGCGCCTTGACAGTTTCGGCGGCCATCACCGTCAGATTGTCGGCATCCGACGGGTCGAATTTCTCGGCCAGCGTCGAGACGATAGCACGCGTCTGATCCAGACGCCGCGTCAGCCGCGCCATCCTGAAGGCGTAGCGGTTGAAGCTGCTGAAGGCCGGGATCCTGAATTCGAGCTCGCCCCGGCTGTCCGCCATCAGCTTTTCGCATTCGGCGACGAATTCGGCATAGATATCGACCTGCGTCCGGTCGCGTTTTGACAGCTCCTGTGCCGCCCAGGCGATAATGGCGTCGCATTCCGAGGGCATCAGCTCGATCGAGGAAAGCCGCCCCCGCCCTTTGGGTTGCTCTGCCATGTCAGCCGCCCGGCCGCGACGGGCGCTGGATACCTTCAATGGCGATCACGCGATCAAGATGCTGGCGGCCGGTTTCGGTCAGCGTGGCAACGAGAACCGACCCCGCCTCGATCAGCGTCAGCGCCCCCATGGTCTGCAGCCAGCGCATTTCCTGATGCAGCCAGGCACGGTCGCGGCGAATGCCGAACCGCGTCAGTTCCGGCAGGATAAGATCGCTGTTCAGCGTCTCGTCAGTCTGCTGGGCCAGCGTCTTCAGAACAATCAGGCGGGACTGCTCCCGCATCAGCTGCGCCATGTCCTTCATTTGCCACGCTCCAGAAGCAGTTCCTGCATGCGTTCGGTGATTGCCTTCAGCGGCTCCAGCCGTTCGGTCAGCACCGCCATGGTGCCGCGCAGCCCGACCATTTCCCGGTCAAGCTTGTGGAAATCATCGCGCGAGGGCATGTCGCGGACGGCCTGCTCCATGCTCTGAAGCCGTTCGCTGTGACGGGCCAGCATTCCGGCATGTTCATCGAGCCGCTTCGCATTGGCCCGGCTGCCGCTGGAAATCATGTTCCAGACCGTCAGCCCGAAGGTCAGAAGCTGGCTCAGCGCGATCACCCAGACCACGGCGGGCGAGATGTTCAGCATTTCGGCATTCATCTCAGGCGTTCTCCCCTGCCCCGCCGGCGGCAGGCCTGCGCCAGAACACCAGCCGGAACTTCGGGGCGCGGCGTTCGAACCAGAGCCAGATCGCGGTGAGGATCGGCACCAGCTGCTGGATCAGCGACACGGCATGCTCGCCGCGCGCCGCCACCTCTTCGGCCGTGCAGCCGAGGCCGACCTCGCAGAGGCTGGGCAGCAGGGCAAAGCCGATGGCATTGCAGGCGGTGACCAGCACCGTGACCAGCAGAAGCCAGAACGACTTCACACCGAGGGCAGAGGTTTCGGGCAATTCGGTATTGTTCGACAGGCGGAACATGGGGCCTCCTCAGGCGATACGGGGGGAGTGACCGCCGGTCCCGAAACGGACAGGGGCGGCATAGGTGGCGACGATCCAGCCGGTCAGGCCGCCGAAGGTGACGTTCAGCCAGCGCCGACCGCCAAACAGCCCTTCGCGG